ACGACAATGACGACAAATCAAGAGAAGATAGATTAAGAGAAGGGGAAATGGAGAAAACAGAGGCTCTTGCTGTTGATGTTGATGTTGCTCTTGATGTAAAGGCGAAAAAATCTAAAAAAAGGCTAGAAAATACAATTGTTTTATTACCAAACAATAAATTGCTCGACGTATATGAAGGCGAATCCATTTTAGATAGATTACCTAAAAAGAGCGAATCTGTTCATATCAAACAAAGTTCATATTATATGAACAACCGAGAGATTTTTATCAATTTTATCAATTCCATGTTTAGACCATACCGTGAAGAAGTTCTAGACGATTCTGCACAAGTTACATGCGAGTCTATTAGTAGCGGAAAATCTGGCGAATTTAATTTACTTACTCATCAAAAATTAGTGAGAGATTATTTGAATCTATATACCCCATATAGAGGATTGTTTTTGTTTTTTTCGTTAGGAAGTGGTAAAACATGTTCGTCTATAGCCATTGCAGAAGGTATGAAAAGTACTAAAAAAATATTAGTATTAACCCCTGCCTCATTGGAAACAAATTATAGAGACGAGTTAAAAAAATGCGGAGACCCTTTGTATAGAACAAACCAGTGTTGGGAATGGGTGGATACAAAGGAAAATCCAGACATGGTATCCACATTATCAAGTGTACTAAATTTATCGATTGAATACATCAACGAAAAAGGTGGTGCATGGTTAGTAAATGTAAATAAAAATATGGGGGATTGTAAAAAAATGACGAGTTCAGAGCTTTCAAGTATGCGTAAGAAAATGAAAAAAACTAGAAAAAACAAAAAAGAAGATTCAAAAGGGATTACTAAAAGAAATCGAGATAACTTGGAGGAATTGGAGGACCAAAATGAATTGGATGTACAAATGAAACGCCAAAGTCTTAACGAACAGATAGATACAATGATTGAATCAAAATACCAATTTATTCATTATAATGGGTTACGAAGAGATAAACTTAAAAAGATGACAAACAATTTTGAAAATAACATTTTTGATAACGCTGTAGTCATTATCGACGAAGTTCATAATTTTATTAGTCGAATTGTCAATAAAATAGATAAAAGAAAACCCGTTTCGTTAGATAAACACGGAAACGCTGCACATGTTCCAATGGAAATATCGTTAATTTTATACGACATGTTACTAAGAGCTCAGAACACAAGACTTGTATTATTAACAGGAACACCAATCATTAATTATCCAAACGAGTTGGGTATACTATTCAACATCTTAAGAGGATATATAAAAACATGGGAAATTCCCATAGACCCCAACAATGAAAAACCAATCAACAAAGAAATGTTGCATGAAATATTTAAAAGAGAAAAAACACTTGATTATTGGGATTATTCCAACACTAGCAGGAAACTTTTAATAACTAGAAACCCTTATGGTTTTGAAAATAAAGAGAAGAGAGAAGGCGGCTATAAAGGAGTTTCAAACGAAACCAAAAACAGAGTTAACGAAAAAGGTGAACCTATGGTGGACGAACGTGGGACACTCACTGATGCAGAGTTTGAAAGAAAAATATTGAAAATATTAAAGGTAAATGATATAAATATAATACCAAGCGGGATTACCATCCATATGAACAAGTCGTTGCCAGATAGATTAGATGATTTTTCTTCATGGTTTATAGAAGATGGGGTTACGAAGGTTAAAAATGTAGATTTATTTAAAAAACGAATAATGGGAACAACCTCTTATTATAGAGGTACCCAAGAAAAATTGTTGCCTAAATATGAAAAAGCCGAAAATTTTAAAGTAATAAAAATTCCTATGAGTAACGAGCAATTTGCAACATATGAGGCCGCACGTGTACAAGAAAGAAAGCAAGAAAAACAAACTAAAAAAAATACAGGTAAAGTAGACAAAGATGGTGTTTTCAAAGAACCTAGTTCTACCTATCGTATATTCTCTCGTCTATTCTGTAATTTTGTAATGCCTCCTGTTATTGGTAGACCTTTTCCAAGACAAGACTCGGAGCTTGAAGAAATCGGGTCTATAGAGGGTAAAGGTGAAGGTGTAGAGACATCAGGAAATGGAATTGGAAGTTTTTATCAAACTGTAATCGAAGAGACTGATAAAATTGAAAAGGAATATGAAGCAGATGGAGAAAAATACAATGAATTGGAAGGAGATGAAGTTATAGATAAAATGGCAGATTCTAGTTACGAAAGACGATTAAAACTTGCAATGGAAAAACTTAAATTGAACGCTTCCGAATATTTACGACCTGAAGGACTAGAAATATATAGTCCGAAATATTTACAAATATTAGAAAATATACAAAACCCTGAAAACGTGGGACTGCATTTATTATATAGTCAATTCAGAACCCTTGAAGGGATTGGAATATTTAAACTTGTTTTGGAAGAAAATGGATTTACACAGTTTAAAATTAAAAAGGATTCCAATGGAATTTGGGAAATTGATATAGCCGAAGAAGATAAGGGCAAACCTACATTTGTATTATATACAGGAACAGAATCTACAGAAGAGAAAAGTGTAATTCTTAATATTTACAATGGATATTGGGACAGCAATGTCATACCATCATCAATATCAACCAAACTTCGAAAAATGGCAGCAAATAATAACATGGGAGAAATAATAAAACTAATCATGATTACTGCATCAGGATCGGAAGGTATTAGTTTGGCCAATACACGATATGTACATATAATGGAACCCTATTGGCATCCTGTTAGAACAGAGCAGGTTGTTGGTAGAGCCAGACGAATTTGTAGCCATAAAAACCTTCCAGAAGAATTGCAAACAGTTGAAGTGTTTATGTATTTGATGACCTTTACAAAAGAACAACTTTCAGATGACAGATCGATTGAATTAAAACTTGCAGATAAAAGCAAACGAAAATATAAAATGGACGAGTCTCCTGAAATGAAATACATACCCTTTACAAGTGACGAGGCATTATTTGAAATATCTACCATAAAAGAGGGTTTAAGTGAACAATTAATAACAGCAATAAAAGAGTCTTCCATTGATTGTGCTGTTTATTCTAAAATATCAGGAAAGGAGCAACTAAAATGTCTTCAATTTGGTGAACCTACTGCAAATACTTTTTCGTATAACCCTTCCATTTCTATGGACGGACCTGATTCTGTATCTAAATTAAATAAAAAAACAGTAGAATGGGGAGCTGAAGAATTTACATACAAGGGCAAAACATATGCTTATAGAACAATGAGAGACGGAAATGATAGGTTGTATGACCTAGATAGTTTTTTAAGAGCCCAACAGGTGGTTGGTGTAGAACCCATCTATTTAGGATATGTTGTAAAGAATAGAGGTAAAATAGTGGATGTTGTTTTGAATCCAATATAGAAACTGTAAAAAAATCTCAAAGAATAGAAGAGATAGAAGAGTTTGAAGTTTCAGTCTCTGGAATATTTTTTAGCATCAAACTACGAACAAGTTCTAGCAAATTATCTATTTTTTTATCTATTTCGTCCAATCTACTATTCATTTTAGTGACGACGACAACAACAGAATCGTTTGTATTTTCACAAACTGTTGTTGTTGCTGTTGGGGGTTCAATCCGTTTTAATTTTAAAAACACATTATCTGGTTTAGAGGTCTCATTGTTTGTATCCAACCATGAAATTTTTTTAGGATAAGTAGGTTGTTGTTGTTGTTGTTGCAGTTTCTGGTACTGTTGTGGTTTCGGTGATAATATAGACGATGATGCAATTGTTGACGAATCGAGTTCTATAAATTCACCATTTAAACTTGATGTGGATGTATTGTCTATTTTAATGTATTTAAAATTTTGGGGGTTATTGTTTCTCTCAGATCGAATAGAGGGTTTATTTAAAATGGTTGTTGTATTATTTGAATTCGTTGCTGCTCTTTTAATCTCTTCTATATCAAAGTTTCGCATAGATATTGTTTGACTTATTAATTCTTCCATCCCAACTATAGGTGATATGTTTACATCATCTTTAAAGTTGGGTGTTTGAGGAATGTTTGCATGTATAGCATTCTGAAATTCGTTTCTTTTATTAAGATAATCCATTTCGAATTTAGTTTTTCTCTCCAATTGTATTTCTTCTGAAGTGATTGGTTTTTGTTTATTATTTGAATCAAATCTTTTGTTTCTCTCTACAGATTGAGATTGAGAATGTTCTTTATTATACAAATCATGTTTTATAGTATGTACAATACTTGTTATAAATCCTTTGTTCATATCCACTAAATTTTTATACCCTATATGAATACTATCATTTGAAAAGGTTTGAACATATGATAAAAAAAATAATTTGAATTGTTTTGATGATGGGTCGTATCTTCCTTTACATACATCATCATCAGTTACAAGCTCCCATAATAATTCAACATTTTCATTGTTCAAAAAATAAGAGTTGAGAGATGGGGTATTGTGTGTATTCATAATCGTATTGTAATAAATATACATATATTTTTATTTCTATATGTATATTTTTGTAAGTAAATTACAAATCTGGATTAAAATATATCTCTCTGAATTTTTCTATATCTTCATCCTTTATAATATGATTTTTAAGATAATATGAATTGATTTTATCTTCAAGCATATGCACTATAAAATACAATGAATACATACCACATTCAGTATTTCCGTATTGATGTTCGACTGGATGATTTTGATCGAATATAAAATGAATTGGTTTCTTCAACGAATTTCCTTGAGAGATAACAGTGTTTACAAATTTCATTATCTGTTTTGGTATTTTGAAACCAGCACTATCGAAATAAAAAATCATTTTTCGTTTGATATTGATAAACAAGCTAACCCAATGTGACCCATCTTTTGTATGAGGATCTAAATTAAAAATAATACCTACTTTTGTTTTACCCTTTTTTATTTGTTCTTCCAAATTGAATTGGCATAATTCCTGCCAAACACACTCGCCATACATTTTTCTTACATCATAATCAATTGGAGAGGGACCTAAAAATTCAAAACATTTATAGGCTTCTTCGTATTGGCGCATAACATCAATAATATCATTACTTGATAACCATTCATTTGGATTCTTTTTCCAATCGTCAGGTGACTCGGGTGAAAATGAATAATCTAATTCTTTATCGAGTTTTCCATCTACAAATTTTTGTTTTAACCAACAAGATTCTTTATTGCATGAATGTTTCATTTTTTCTTTCAAGAAAATCCATATATTCTTTTTATTATCACTTGTTATCAAATCATCAGGATGTCGTTGATTCCACAACTCTTTCAACTGATAAATTGCATCATTTGATAAACAAGTAAAGTCTTCACTTGTTCCGCTGACATGTTTTGATTTTAATTTGGATATAGGGCTACAGTTTAGTTTAACCATACCTTTATACAAATCCATATCACGGTTATCACTATTACTATTATCACTACCACTTGTATTGGATTGTAACTCTGCAAACCTGACATGTTTTTTTGATTTGTTAGATTTTCTTTTACGATTCCGTTTTGTTTTTTTTATTGTCCTTTGATTTTTTTTTGTCAGAGGCTTCATAATTATTATTGATATTATTATTATTTTTATTGATATTTTTTGTTTTTAATTTTGGGTCTGTTAAATCTATTTCTCTCTGTATTGGGAAAAATATGGGCGGTTTATCTATAGATTGTTTTTTGATTTTTACAAAATTGTCTAATAATGTTAATTGTTTTGGAGTTGTAAAGGAACGCATTGTAATCAAACCATCATTCTTTTCAGATGAAAATGTATCGTGCAATGATTTATCCTCTTTTGGGTTATCGTTTAAAACATCTTCATAATCTTCTTGAATAATATCCATAGTATCTACCATCTTAAAATATTCGACACAAACCTTGAGATAATTATCAAATGCCATTTTTAAATCAGCCGTCATCCTATCTGTTTTTTCATTGTTTAACATCATTCTTGTCAATTCGTGAATGCGTTTTTTATAAAACCGTCTATCTTTTTTATCTATAGTTGGTGTTTTTAAACCAGTTAATTGCTTATTATAACGAGATTTGCCAACAAGCCATTCTAGATTTATATTTGTCAGATTTATATTTGATTCATTATCCATATAGACAGTTGAAGATTTAATTCTATACTAAATACGAATCTACTACTATTCAATTACTTTGAACGGTTTGTATTTGGAACTTTTGTGTTTGAATCTTTTGTATTTTGAGTTTTTGTGTTTGATGTATTGGTATTTACACAACCATCATCAACACCTGAAATGTCCTTTAATTGTTGTCGTGTGCAATTATTAAATAAACCATTGCCAATATTTTCTACATTTGGATTAAATTTATCAAATTGTTCCTTTTTAAACAATTCGTTAAAGGGTTGCATACCTCTTGGTTCTGTAGGCATAAAACTATATGCATATAAATCACTGTTACTATTTGGCACATATACAGACTGTGAGCATTTTTGAAGAGCGAATATTTGATTACGTAATTCAGATTCTTTATTGACTGAAGCTGCAAAACCAGAGTATGGAGAAACTGTATTTCCAGGATTAAAAACTTTTTCAATATTGTATTGAGGTTGTTGTTGTAGCGGAGTATTTATAGGAGCTCTTGGAGAAACAATTGGCATTAATGAATATTTGGTCATTACAGGACGTACACTTAAATAAGGTTGTAACATTTGCGAAGGGATATTTCTATCATATATACGATTGTTTATCGAACTTTGAATATTTGAATTACATTCTTTGTTGGCAAAATTGAACATCTATCTATATTATACTAATATATAGATATATAT